GCCAGCATTACCACCACTAGCAGAACTACCACTCCACCAAGTCGCTCCTGATTTACTAACTGCTGAATCCCATAGTGTACCATCAAGGTATCCCTGTCTATAAATCCAACTTGTTCCTTCAGTAGTTACAGGGTTATCATAAGAACGGCCTCCCCCTAATTTCCAACTTTGACTTACTGGATACGCATATATACTTTGAGAAGCAACTAACGAAGATGGGTTTGCGTCAAAAAGATTTAAATAAAATGAACTTGAAGCAGTGTGACCATTTGAAGGTTTTGGTATTACACCATTAACAATAGAAGATGATATAAATTCTAATGGAAAATGTATCAATATCCGAGAAACATTTACTGAAGTTCCTGTTTGGCTTACATCTTTTCTTATTTCTAATACTTCATCTTGCCCAGCATTCAAACTACTACTTTGTTGATAAACTGTTGTATCTTTATCTGCGAATGTAAAATAATGCATTGTCTTACTCCATTGCTCCTAAATTATCACCGACAACTTTACCTTTAATATCAGATCCAGGAAATTTAACTTCAAAAATACTTGGGTCTAGTGCAGGATATAAAACTCCTTCAATTATACCACTTTCTATATCATAATAATTTCCTGAATAGCTATCCTCTATTTTATATTTATTTTCAATAGCAACTGCCAATCCCAAAGGATTATTTTCTTTTGGAGCAACTACCGAGGATACACCATCTACCAATGATATTTCATACGCTATATCTGACAGTACAATTGGTTGGCCTATTTGCCATCTATCTATATCAAAAAAGTCTTGAACTGCTGCTACACACCTAAGAAGGACATCGTTTTTATTAAATCCAACTTTAGTTAATATTGAAAAATTTACTCCTATATTAATAACATAGGCATCTTTAATATTAACAGCATCAGTAACTAATCTATATTGAGATAAATAAGTTTTTATATTTTCTTTAACTGTTTGATTTAACCTGGTTAATTTTTTTCTAGTATCAAATCCAAGTGTATACATATTCATAGCTAGTGGATTTGGTATTCTTCCTACTTGAAATGATTTTAAAGTTCTTTCGTTATCAACATCTTCTTGTGTTACTTTTCTTTCTAAATCATCCGTTTGAGCTGATTTATTTAATTGGTCATCTTGCACCATATGAGCTTTTGCAACATTTCCATATTTAGCTGGAAGTGAATATGCTCTTATTATGTAATCCTCTTTTGTAACCGCTCTTTGTTGAGCTTGAAAATGTCCTAATGCACTTTCACGAACTTCTCTAATAGATTGTCCAGCAGAACCACCAGTAGCTGGTTTTGGATTTGTTACCGCAACTGAACTTTTCGCATCATTTACTAAAGAAGTTGTTAATAAATCATCCTGTATTTCATAACTAACACTTGATAATTCTGTAATATCATCAGCATTAACATTATCATCAATACCACCGCCATGAGCATATTTTACTGTGAGTGTTGTATTTGATGGTGCTAATCCAAACGCCTTTGTTTTTAAAAAATTTGAAGGATCAAATGCAGTTGTAAGATAAGTAGGACTTCCAGGTAAACTAGATCCAACCATATCTGGATTTGGAATTATTTCTTCATCTGGGTTATCTGATATACCAGCTCCAAATCTTAAAATTGTGTTATCATTTTCATCTATATATGTTGTAAATCTACGAGATGTTTTCTTTAACTTTAAAATATATGGTGCTGTATCTCTATTAATTACTGATGTAGGATCATTAGTAGAATTATTTTCCATATCTTCAAAAATTGTATCTCTTGCTAAAGAATCAACTTCATACCAAGTATTGCTATTGCTATCAGTTACAGAAATTATTTCTATAACATCTTCATTCGCTAACTTAACTTGTGAATATTTCGTGGCTGTTCCAAACGAAAACACTTCAGATACTATAGTTCCGCTTTCAGCTTTTACTTTTTTCTTCATTAAAAATTTTGTGGGAGCTCCACTATCCGTTTCAAAAACAGTAACTATTCTTGGGTCATATGAACTTGAAAATTTAAAATTACAATCTTCTAACATTCTAAAAGTTGTACCTGTAGCTGAAGATTTAGCAACTGAACCAGCTTTTATATTAAGTGCATATCTAAAATCAGGTTCTTGATTTAATGCTGGAACTGTTTGGAATACATCTAATACTGTTGACGCTGCTGAAGTAACCTTTGGTTTATAACCGAATGATTGTGCTATATTATAAATATTTCTTTTCTCTTCAGCATAAGCAAGTAGTGATTCTCTAAATGAAGAATCTATATAATAAGAAAGTACATCACCAACATATGCAGCCATTTCTATAAACATCATCCCAGGTGATGCTTCATTAAAATCATTATAAGTATTTGGGAAATATACTTTAGCAAATTCTATAAGATTATTTCTAAAATCGTTAAAATCTTTATTAAGATAATTAACTGATTTTACCATATTCTTTTTTACGCTTGTACGTGGCATTTAATTACTCCAATTACCTAATATTAAAATTGAACATCCTGTTGAGATCCAATTGTTGATGTACCCCCAGAAGTAGTTCCTGTAGTTGCATTTATTGTTACCGATTCTTTTGACTGTGGGCTCAATGTAGTAGAAAATAGTACTTCCACATAAATTTTATTTTGGTCTTGGTCTTCAGTTAATGTATTAACTTCTTGTATATTAATATATGGCAACCAAGCTCCAACCGCCCTTCTAACCTCTTCTTCAATTTTATTTGGTAAATTAGCATCTATTTGTTCAAAACATAATGCTCTCATATTACTTCCAAATTCAGGTTGCATTGCTCTTTCACCTGGAGAAGTTAATAATAAATTCTTCAAATTATGATGAGCTTGTTGCAATGAATTTTTTGTCATTGCAAAATCATTAAACTTATCTCTCCGCAAAGGAAATGAAAGTCCAACATATGTATTTGGGTTTAAATCAGTTTCTAGAGCACTTGACATTTATTATCCTTTTTTATTTATCGCTTTCATTAAGTCAGAATAATCACGAGTTAAAGCATTTGTAATATGTTCAGGAACATCATCTACTGATTTTCCTGCTTTTCGTAAAGTATCTACTGCTAACATATCTCTTTTAACTTCTTCTGGTTTTCCATAACCTAAAAGTTCCTGCATTCGTTTTGTATCAAATGTATCGCCGCCCAAAGTAGGATACTCTTCTGTACCTTGAGCTAGAATTCCGCCTTTTGTTTCATTTAAAACTTTATTTAAAGTTTTATTTTTAGTAAAATGGGTTTCTTCTTTTGGTTCTGAAACTTCTTTAGGTATAATATCTGTCAATTTAGAAAAAGTTTCTTCTTTTATAAATATCTTTTGTACCTCTTTTTGTACTTCTTTACGAACTACTTCTCGTATTATTTTTACAAGATCTTTTTTAGTCATAACAACTCCTATGCTGTTTTTACTTTATCACTTAATATAGTTTCTAATTTTACCCTTAAATTGGTAAATTCAAGTACATTTACCGCTGGTGTTGTTGGGGAACCTGGAGCAACTCCTATGAAAGTTGCTTTTTCTAACGCACTTATTAAATCAAGTAATACATTCTTCAATTCGCCACCTTTAACTACTGGTTGTTCATCTGCTCCTCTACCTAACGCAACATTATTTGAATTTAATCTAATAGTATCTCTTCCAGTTATAAATATACCATTTGATTTTATTAGTATTTTTTTATCCTTTCCCTCGCTTTTATCCTCAGCACCTACCACAGCACCCAACAAATATATAGATGAATCATCTTTATCTATATTTTGTGTTGCTATAGTCTCTCCAATATCTCTATGTCCTGCTACGATTTTAATTTGAGGTTTAGGCCCGCCAGTTGCTTTATTTTTACCATCCGAACCTAATTTAATTGAAGTTCCAAACCTACCCTCATAAACAATATCACCTTCATTTACATGGATTCGTTTAATATCTTTTCTTTCAAATGTATCACCATACTTAGTATTAGGTATATAACCACCACTTGCACCTGGAATAGCATTTTCATTTGGTGAATTTTTTCTGTTTATAATATCTGTGTAAAAATGTTTTCCATTATATTCTATAACCGCCACTTGCTCGCCAATTAAAGGTATATTAGTTATATTTGGATTTATAGGATAAACAACTCCATCAAAAATTTCTTGATTAGGGTTATTTAAAAATGTACCTGATACTGCACCATGCCCTCTACGATTATTTATTAAATTATTTTTTACTTCAAATGCTTCCGATTCGTGATATTCAAATTGAGAAGCTTTTATAAGTTGTTTAACAAAGGAACTTATTTTGCGCCACGATGCTAACCCTGTAGGAAGTGATGTAGTTGTATCTACACCTATCTTACGTTTCCAAGCCATTAATTCGCCTTTTTCGTTAATTCTATTTTACTATGTATTTTATCTGATTCTATTTGTATATCTTTTATACTATCTTCTATACCTGAAAGTAATTGATTTTTTTCTTCGTCTGATAACCCATACTCTTCTTCTGCTCCACCACGACTTTCTGCAGAAATTAATCGTTGAACAATACCAGCCAACTTAACAAGTTGGTCATCGTTCTTTACATTAATTTCCAAATATTCTTTTATCATAGGAACTATCTGAACCGCAGTATCACCGTCCTTGATAAAGTGCACTAATTCCTTAGTCAACACTTCAAGTTGTTTGCGATTAAATTCTGTATTTTCGTAGATATCTTTAAATAATGATGATAGTGATTTACCATCAAAGATTTCATAATCTATAGCCATAATTCACCTTAAATGTTATTACTCAATAATAAATATAATACAACCTAAAAACTTCAATATATAAATATATATTAGAATTTATTATTTGTTTACATTTATAGTTATTATTGAGGGTTTTTTGGTTGCATACTAAGAAACCTTTTTTTCTTAACTAACGGGAGAAAACCAATGAAGGAAATCATAACAATGGTCAAAGGATGGTTAGATGACTTAGCTCATCTAATGGTATCTTTTGTAGCCATAGGTGCTGTTTCTGAAGTAATATTTGGAAGTGGTATCTTTGGTGTCAACGTTATAGGTAACCTGACATCCATCATAAACAGTTTCGGCGAGTCGGGATTCGCTGGGCTTGTCGCATTGTTGGTGTTGGTGGGTTTATTTCGCAAGTAGGATCGAAATAGTCTTATACTTCCTACAAGTATAGGACACAAAAAAAGGGAAGCGAAAGCTTCCCTTTTTTGTTTGTAATCGAATGGTTATTTACAAGCTGATACTGATTCCTTGCGATATTCAGTAACTAACTTTTTAATCTCACCAATTGCTTTACGGGCTCTTCCAGCTGATGCTTTAGTTCCCTTATCTGCCCACACTTTATGATTCGATTCAAACTCATCATAGTGTTCTTGGATTGATTCAAATAATTCATTTACATTCATTATGATCTCCTTGTTTTTTAGATTTTTTAGATTTACTTTTCGTATTATATGAAGTGGAGCTGTAGGGAGTCAAACCCTAATTGCCGCAGTGCAAGTGCGGAGTAATCTCGTTATACCACAGCCCCATACTGAGTTACAGCCCCCAAGACCATTAAAATATACTACCTGTATTAGAGGTATCTATATTACCACCTGCTGAAAATTCTGCCATCATATTAAAATAATATTTTTTCATTTGATTTATTACTCTTGTAATATGTTGAGTATTAGAACCCGTCATTTCTCTAATCATAATGTACAAAGCTTTTTTATTAAAATTTTCTATATTCATTCTTCGTCTAAATAATTCTAATACTGCATCAGCAACCAAAATATCTTTTTGTCTACGAAATATATTAGTTAAATTATTTTCCCAATAATCTAACATTTGAATTACAAACTCTTTATTAAATTCATCTGTGTCATCTTTTGAATTTTCAACAAATACTTTCCGTTTGTAATCCAACCTACTGATATCATCGTGAGTTTTCATTTTCTTATAATTGTTATTATTATGTAGAATCAAATAATTTTTACCGACAACAGAAAAGTATGAAAATGCTCTTCCTTTATCAGCTTGATATTTGTGCATATTCATTACAAGAAAAGAAACTACCTCATATTTAACTTCATCAAGGGGGTAGTCAAAGTAATAAAACTTAAATGTATGAATTAAGTTTTCTGCTAATTTATCAAACGCTTTATGTATATGTTCACCATATATTCTATTTTTTATAGCGGGATTCGATGTTGCATTATATCGTATTATAGCATTCTGAACTGGTGTTCCAAAATACATTTTACTTTTTTTACGTCTTTTTTTCTTAATTACTTTAGCTGGCATTAATTTCTTCTCCAATCAAATCATCTAATTTATTTACTGTTTCTTTTATTTGTTCAAATATTGTACCTACTTCATCATCTGCTTTAAAAGCTCCTTTATTATCAATAACTTTCAAATCAGTTTGAACTAGTTCTATTCTTTGAGTAAAATCTTCTACCCACGTTTCTAGCAACTCTGTTTTTCTAATTAAGTTCCAAATTACATATCCTTCTGTAAGAACAAGTAATCCTAATATTATTTCTACTAACATTATTTATCTCCAAACAATTCATCAAACAAATCTTTTGATTTTTTAGAAAGTTCTTCAGAAGTTTCCTTCATAGTAACAGCCTTTTTAATATTTTCTACATTTTGTTCTACTCTGATTTCTTCTTGTTCTTCACCACGCTTCCACTCATCATATTCAATATGTGTTGCCATTGAATCTGCCTGATGTAAAATATATGCAATATTAGATTTTAAAGACCAATCAGGATTGTATGAAATATAATAAGATTTATTAGCTTCTTCATATAGTCCATCAGTTAGTCTTAGACCCACATATTCCCACTCTGTCATCGAGATCCCAAACTGATTGAGTATGTATATGGCCCTATCTGTAACTGTCATATATTGTAATTTACTATTATGTGTAAAGATTGAACCTTGATTTTTTCTATGCCATTCTGATTCTTGCGGAACATAATAATCGTTATTCATATCACCAACTTTACCTAAGTCGTGATGTATAGCTGCAAATATTAATTCTTCGTCTGAGAAATTAATTGTAGCATTATTATCTTCCCACACTTTTTTCAATTGAACTGCACAATCAGTAACGTGGAGTACGTGTTCTACATATCCACCTACGTGAGCATTGTGATAATGTTCTTTACCACTTGCTGGTGCAATAATCATTCTATCTTCAAAATAATCATACATTTCATTGAGTTTCTCTAATCGTTCACCCTCAAATGTTTCTGTAATCTTATCACGAAGTTGTTGCCAATTCTCTTGGATTTGGTCAGGTGTTAACTGTTTCATTCTATAACCTCATATCTATCTTTTGTAAACCTTATAGTAGGTTCGTTTCTTAATCTATTTCTGTAACCACTAAATGATATTCTTACACCCCAATTTAACATCTTTAGAATCTCACCTTTAGTTACTGACTTTTTCCTATGAATAAAATCTACTACTTTCTTATAAGTATCTGTATCACTTTTTAGCATAGGCAAATTTTCTATTGTATCATTAATCATATTATTGAATTGGTAAATTTGGTTTTCCCATTTACCTTGTTCAAATCTTTTTAGTGATTTATCAGACCACTCATTTCTTAAATCTGGTACATCAAATAAATTTTCTATTTTAAGTATCAAGTCATCACCATCTGCATAATAACATCCAGCACTATCAGCTAACTCGTGATAATAATCATTATCAGAAAATAAATAAGGTACTCCAACACTCATACCATCTGTAGCAGATACAGCCCAACCACTATACTTTTGTTTTGCACATACACCTAAATAACAAGAAGATAGTTTAGAAAAATATCCTTTACGATCGTATTTATCTATTGTCATATACTCTCGTTCTTTTGAGTCTGCTAACGGCACCCACACCTCAAAGTCTTTTCTTTTCTCCCATAACTTATCCATTTGTTCTAAAAACCAAGGATAGTTTTTATATGTATGTGGACGATGATTATATACAATTATCTTTTTATTTGTAGTTTGTTTTTCATACTTTGGTATTTCCCAACCAAGATATTGTGGTTCAAGTATCGTATCTAATCTTTTAACTACATCATCATTAAAGTGTGTCTTTGCATTTTTAAGAATTAGATTTTTCTGTCCTTGCGTATTCACACCACATTTTTCCATAGCCAACAAACCAAGAAAATTTATATCCATTACTGTAGCAGCATAATTTGTAATCTCAGGAAACTCTGTCCAATGTGTGTATCCAATAAACTTTGGTTCTATATTAGTTTCATTTAAAAAAACATTTTTAAGTTGTAAAGTGTGTTCTGGTAAATGAGAATAAACTATATCAAAATCATTTTTTCTAAAATCAATTTGTTTTATAATATCTATTTGATTAAAATGTAATCTCATAGCATTTGGATACGGTGGAAACTTAATAGGTAATTGAAGTGTATTTTCAAAGCTAAGACTTTGTATATTACCACCTGGAGAAAAAATAGTCCAATGAATATCATCACGAATCTTATTTAACTCTCTGATAATATTACCCAATACAACTACATAAGAATCCTTTTCCAAATCTTTTTGAAAAGTTATATTTGGATATACAAGAATTTTATAACTATAAGTTTTATTATTATCGAAAGAATCTGTAAATTTATATATAGACATTAATTAAACTCCTTGTTGAATAAATTCTTCTGCATTCTTCTTACTCTTTTTTATATTTGTTTCCGCTTTCAATACCTGTGCATTAAATACACAAGTAAACCCGCCATTTGCATATGAAATATGCCAATGGTCTGTATGATACATTTTACCATTCCAAACATCTACTGGATTAATTTCTTCACCAAGTGGATTGGTATAATCATTTGTTACTGCTATCATTACTCTCTGATTGGGAGTAAAAAATCTATTTAAATCTTTTACTAACAAAACACCATCTTCTAAAAAATTATCTTTATTATTATGATACCATTCTTCCCAATACTTAGTTCGTCTTTTTATTGATTTCCATTTAAATGAATCTGTAGATTCTATGACATCATACATTTTCTGTTCTTCATCATCAAGTTTATTATCGTTTTGTTTTTTCTCATAAACACTTACAAGCTTATTCCATTCTTCAACAAATAATTCAATAAATTTTTTGAAGTTTTCGAATATAAGTTCAACACGAATATTATCTGCTTCATTTGAACCATCAAGTTGATATGTAACTTTGTAATCTGTAATATCACTTTTTATATAACTTATAATATTATTCAAATCAGTTATAAAACCAGTCTTTTTTGAAAGCTTTACAATAGAAGATTGAGTCTGTGTTTCGAACATTTTAAACATAATTGAGAAATTATCTATAGTGTGTAGTAATCTCTTTTTCCATTCGGAATAATTCTTTTTATTGATTTCTTCTTTTACAAGTTTATCTAAATACTTTGCAGTAACTATAGTTGCGCCATCTTTCCAATTTTTTGTTTTTGTCTTTTCACAAACTAATATTTTTTGCAAAAGTTCTTCATTTCCCATTTTAAGATTGCTACCAATATATTTATTAAATAAATCACCCATATTAGAACCAAATTCTTTTTTCAGAGGAACAAATGGATTTTTACCTTTCTTTTTTAGTAGTGATAAAGGTACTGACTTCTCATGTTTTTCGAACCTTTCGAGTAATTCAGAATCAGTTGCAGTAATAAAGCTTGAAACCCAAGATACTAAATTTGTTGAAACCGTTCTTATTTCTGCTGCATTTGGTGAAGATCTTACATTTTTATTTTCAAAAATTTTAGGAATATGACTAAATAAAACTTTAGTGTAAATAGTTAAGTTAACGAGTGCTGATAAAATATCTTTCTTCGCATGCTCTGGCCAATCGGAAATTACAAATGAATCTTTATTTTTCATTGGATAAGTCCAACTTTCTACTTTTCCTTCTTCACTATGTTCCTTTTGAAATTTAATCTCTTCTTTAAATTCTTCTTCATTTAAATCATACTTTAAGTCAGCAGGTAAAAAAGGTCTTATAAGAGTATTTAAAATAGAAAAAGTTTGTTGACCATCCTGTCCTAATAAACAATATCCGAACTTTTCAAATAAAGACTTCATTATTATATAATCTACTGAATCTTCACCTGATTTATCCTTATTGAATTTTAGATTTTTTTCTGAAT